ACGTGGACCTGGCGGCCCTGAACGGCAACAGTTCGCAGTTCCGCCTCAGCGAGGACTTCGCGTTCCTGGAAGCCATGAACCAGGCGCAGGTCGCCACCCTGTTCTACGGCAACGTGGCGACCAACGCCGCAGCGTACACAGGCCTGGCCACCCGCTATGGCGCGATCTCTGGCGCCGGCAATGCGCAGAACATCCTGGACGCCGGCGGCACCTCGACCAACAACACCTCGGTGTGGCTGGTCCTGTGGGGTGAGAACACCGTCTATGGCACCTTCCCCAAGGGCTCGAAGGCCGGATTGCAGCACCAGGACATGGGCCAGCTGACGGTCTATGACGGCGCCAACAACCCCTACCAGGCTCTGCAAACCCACTACCAGTGGAAGAACGGCTTGGTCGTGAAGGACTGGCGTTACGTCGTGCGGATCTGCAACATCAACACGGCCAACCTGGTGGCGCAATCCAGCGCCGCCGACCTGGTGATCCTGCTGTCGCGCGCACTGGACCGCATCCCCAACTGGGCGATGGGCAAGGCTGCGTTTTATATGAACCGCACCGTCTACTCGATGCTGCGCGTGCAGGCTCTGAACAAGAGCCAGGCCGTGCTGACCGTCGAGAAGGGACTCAACCAGTTCGGCACCGCGATGTCGTGGCTCTCCTTCCAGGGGGTGCCGCTGCGCCGCGTCGACCAGCTGCTGAACACCGAAGCTCGCGTGGTCTAAGCCCAACCCGAACAGAAAAGGAAACATCACCATGATCACCGATCTGAACCTGACTCTGTCGGGCGCCATCGCGCAGGCCGCGAGCGGCACCGGCGTACAGACCACCATGACCGGCCAGACGGCTACCGGCACGAACACTTCCGTCCTCTCGACCAACACCATCGACCTGGGCACCGCCCGGGACATCGGCAAGGGTGAGATGCTGGAGGTCGTCGTTGAAGTGATCACCGCAGCCAGCGGTGGCACCTCGGTGCAGTTCCAGCTGATCCAGGCCGACGACGCCGCGCTGACCACCAACGTGCAGGTCATCGTGCAGACCGACGCCATCGCTGTCGCCACCCTGGTGGCCGGCACGCAGGTGCCGCTGCACGTCAGCCGTGTGGACCCGTACCCCGCCCGCCGCTACCTGGGCCTGCGCTACGTGTTCGTCGGCGCAGTGGCCGCCGGTGCGTACTTCGCTGGCGTCGTGAAGAGCGTGGCCGACAAGCAGGTCAACTACGCCAACGGCTTCGCCGTCCTGTAAGCCCAAGGCGCCCTTCGGGGCGCCTCCTCTGAGGAGCACCCATGCCCCGCTACCGTGTCACCGAGCTTTCGTTCATCAACAACAGCCTGCAGCAACCTGGCGCCGAAGTCGATTACGACGGCCCCCCAGGCGCCAACCTGGAGGCCCTGGACAAGGCGGCCGGCGCGGCGACCAAGGCTGTCGACCAGGTTCCGAAAGCGGTGGCCGATCTGGTCACCCAGGTTCGGCAGCACGCCTCAACCCGGGGTGTGCCGCCGGATCAGACGAATGCGGGCGACTTCGCGGAGGTCATGGCCGTGCTGCCGAACAAGCCCAGCGACGACGTGGTCGCAGCGGCGGCAAAGATCCTCGGTGTGGATGTTGCGGCCAGCGTGGCCTGAACCCCGCAGACCCCACAAGACGGGGGCTTAAGGGCCCCCGTTTTCGCATGAAGGGCTAGGACCATGGCTTCGGAAGTCGATCTGTGCAACCTGGCGCTGGCGCACCTGGGGGATGTGGCCAACGTGTCCGCCATCGCGCCGCCGGATGGCAGCGCGCAGTCGGTGCACTGCGCCCGCTTCTACCCCATCGCGCGCGACGCTCTGCTGGAGATGCACCCTTGGGGTTTCAGCACGAAGCGCGTCAGCCTGGCGCTGCTGAGCACGTCCAACAACCAATGGTCCTACGTCTACGCCGGGCCAACCGACGTGGCCAATTACCTGCGCGTCATCGACCCCAACGCCATCGATGACTTCAGCGCCGGCATCGCGCTGCCCAACTCCCTGCCAGGCAGCGTCAACGCCGGGCAAGGCGTCTACACGCCCCAACCCTACGTGGTGGAGACCGACGCCAGCGGCGCCGACCTGGTCTACACGAACCAGCAGGACGCCCTCCTGGTCTACGGTGCGCTGATCACAGACCCCACGAAGTTCTCGCCGCTCTTCGTTGAAACGCTGAGCTACCTCCTGGCCAGCAAGCTGGCCGGGCCCGTCATCAAGGGCAGCGAGGGCCGGGCTGTCGCCAAGGAGATGCTGGCCACGGCCATGGCTTTCCTGGGCCGCGCCACGACATCCGACGCCAACCAGCGCCGAACCAACATCCAGCAGTCAGTGCCCTGGCTTGTGAACCGCTGATGCCGAACGTCCGCACATTCGCGCGCGCCTTCAGTTCCGGCGAAGTCTCGCCCGAACTGTTCGGCCGCTTTGACCTGGCCCGTATCAGCCAGGCCGTGGCCACGATGCGTAATTTCATCGCGCTGCCCCACGGGCCCGCGGTGAACCGCACCGGCACAGAGTTCGTCAGGGAAGTCAGCAACAGCACCAAGAAGACCCGCCTGATCCCCTTCAGCTACAACAACACCCAGACCTTTGCCATCGAGCTCGGCGCCGGTTTCTTCCGGTGGCACGCGCTGGGCGCCACGCTGTTCTACACCCCAGCCCCGTGGTCGGCGGTCATCAGCTACTACCCCAACGACCTGGCGGTGAGCGGCGGCATCACCTACGCCTGCACCGTGGCGAATACAGGCTCGGCCCCGCCGAGCGCGAACTGGCGCACGGCCGCATACAGTGGCGCCACCACCTACGCAGTGGGTGACCTCGTGATCAGCGGCGTCGGCGTCACCTACTACTGCAAGGCCGCCACCGTCGGCAACGCCCCGCCCAACACGGCCTATTGGTACCCGATGCCGGCCGACGGCACCTACGAGACACCGAACGGGTACCTTGAGGCTGACCTCTTCGACATCCACTACACGCAGTCGGCCGATGTCCTGACCCTGGTCCACCCGAGCTACGCACCGCAGGAACTGCGCCGGCTGGGGCCAACGAACTGGCAGCTGACGACGCCCAGCTTCCAGCCTGTGATCCCGGTCCCGACAACCCTGGCGGCCACGCCCAACGGGGCAGGCGCTATCGCCTACACCTACCTCGCCACCGCAGTCTCAGCGACCAACAACCTGGAGGAGTCGCTCGCGTCGGCCACGGCCGGCTGCGTCAACGACCTCAGCATCGCGGGGCACTCCAACGCGCTGACCTGCACGGTGTCCGCCTCCGCTGTCCGCGTCAACTGGTACAAGCTATCGGGGGGCCTGTATGGCTACATCGGGCAGGCCGCGCCGGGCGCGGGGTTCATCGACAGCAACATCACCGCCGATGTCTCGCACACACCGCCCGCGATGGACGCATCGTTCGGCACCGGCGCTGGCTACTACCCGGCAGCGGTGGGCTACTACGAGCAGCGCCGCGTGTTCGCCGGCTGGAGTGCGTCGCCCCAGAGCCTGATCGGCACCCGCTCGGGCACCGAGTCCAACATTGGGTACCACATCCCCACGCTGGCCGACGACCGCATTGCGTTTCGCATCGCTGCGCGCGAGGCCTCAGCCATCCGCCACATCGTGCCCCTGCAGAACCTGGTCCTTCTGACGGCCAGCAACGAGTTCAAAGTCGCGAGCGCGGACAACAGCGCGCTGAATGGCGCCAACGTCAACGTGAGGCCCCAGGCCTATGTCGGCGCCAACAACGTGCAGCCGGTGGTCGTCAACTCCACGGTGCTCTACGCCCAGTCGCGCGGCGGCCGTGTGCGTGAGATGTCCTACTACTGGCAGGGCCAGAGTTACCAGACCAACGACATCAGCATCATGGCACCCCACCTGTTCGACTACTTCAGCGTGGTCGACATGGCTTTCACCCGGGCGCCCTACCCCATCCTCTGGTGCGTCAACGACCAGGGCGCGCTGCTGGGCATGACCTACGTGCCCGAGCAGCAGATCAGCGCCTGGCACAGGCACGACACCGACGGCCTTTTCGAGTCCTGCTGCGCTATCAGCGAGGAGGGCGAGGACAAACTCTACGTGGTCGTCAAGCGCACCATCGGCGGCGCCACGAAGCGCTACGTGGAGAGGGTGCACACCCGCAAGATGGCGACCCAGGCTGACGCCTTCTTCGTTGATTGCGGCGCCACCTACGTGGGCGCGACGCCGACCAGCACCGTCAGCGGCCTGACCTGGCTGGAGGGCAAGACCGTCAGCCTTCTGGGCGACGGCGCGGTCATGCCCCAGAAGGTTGTGACGGGTGGCGCCGTCGCCCTCGACGCTGCGTGCACAACCGTCCAGGTTGGTCTCCCCATCACCGCGGATCTGCAGACCCTGCCCCTGGCCGTGGACGGCACCTCGGACTTCGCGCAAGGCCGGCAGAAGAACGTCAACAAGGTCTACCTGCGGGTCTACCACTCATCGGGCATCTTCGCTGGGCCCAACGCCAGCGCGCTGCGTGCGTACAAGCAGCGCACGACAGAGCCCTACGGCTCGCCGCCCAACTGGGTGAGCGATGAAGTCGAGATCGTGCTCGACAACCAGTGGGCGTCCAGCGGGCAAGTCTTCATCCGGCAGAGCGACCCTCTGCCCCTGACCGTTGTCTCGGCAACGCTTGAAGTTTCGGTAGG